GTGACCGTCAGACCAGAAAACGATGGCGCCGCGGGCAACAACGGTTGGGCGTTCGAATTGACCTGGGAGACGATGTAATTGAAGTCGGCCATGACCTGCGTAGCATCGGCCGTCGCCCCATTGTTCAGCGTGTTCGGCAAATTCCCGATAATGCTCATGGCCTACCCCTGTGCGATGTAGCCGGTATCCTGATACCGGGCGTAGAACGTACCGATCTGAAACGGATTGCCGGAGTTCGTGAAGATGTCGAGCGCGAGCTTGGCGAACACCAGTGCATTCGGCCACCCGAGGGGATTCACGTCGGGAATCGCATTCAGCGCAGTCCAAGGTGCGTTCCCCCAACTGAAGCTACCCCACACTGATCCACCGCCCGACTTCGTCACGGACGTCGAACCGAGTGTCGTGTTCTTTTCGTTCAGGGCTGTGATGCTGAAGTTTGTCGACACCGATCCAGAGGTGCTCAGTTCGATGTTTGACTCGACCACTTGAAGCTGCGACATCCGGTTGTTCTTCGGGAACGTCGACGATCGAAGGTGGCATTGATACGTGGCGCCGGCGTCCGCGTAGGACGTGTTGGACGTCGGCAACGTCGTGCTTAGAAACAGCGCTGCGCCATGCCCTACCCCTGACACGACGAAGAACGATCCATCCTGCGCGGCGCAGTCGTATGCGAACGAGTGCGGACCGTTCCAGCGCCGTCGGCGCATATCGAACCAGTAGTCGTTCGTCTGATTCTGTCCCGACAGCTGCGTCGGCACGCACACTCGATAGATGCTCCCCGAGTAGGCAGCTGCCACGCGCGACGGCTGTGTCGTGTTCAGGAACGGCGTCTGTACATCGGCGGTCGTGCGTCCGTCAGGAACGAGTTGCTGAATCGCGCCGAGTGGCGTCACCACGTACGGCGCATCGGATCCCACGAAATGTGTACCGATCGGGCTCTGCGCGACGCTCCGCGGCGAGACCGTACCGATCGTCAGAGACAGGTAGTTCAAGCCCAGGTTGTTCGTCGCAGGATCGCCGGTCACCTGCCATATCTGCGACGACTTGAACACAATCAGCGCAGCTGTTACGCCGCTTGAAGTCGTCTGAACCGGCAGGCCCGCGAACGCGGTAATCGGTGTTGTATCGCCCAGCGTGACCGATTGCGACGCATTCGTGCGCGTGGTGGGTACCAGGACATCGCTGTAGTACGCGACGTTCCCGATCGCGAACCATGCGCGGTTGTTGAAGTTCGCGACTACGGTCGGGACGCCAGGAAGCGCGTTCGTCGCGGTGTTTGCTGCGCTCCAGGCCGGCGCGGCGGGGTTCGAAATGTCGATCACGCCAAAGAAGTTCGAGCCGGTCCCTGAGAAACCAGAGTGCGCGACGACGATCTTCGAGCCGATCACAGCCATCGACGGCGGTGTCCACGCGCCGCTCGACGGCGGGGACGTAGGGACGTTTCCCGCCGTCACACCAGAAATCGTTACGAACGAGTTGGTCGCCAGGTTGTAGGCGAACGGTTCGTCAAAGCCGGCAGTTCGACCGGTCGACACCATGCCATAGACGACTGTCCCGATGACGATATAGGCCGATACGAACGTTGGCGCCGTGAAGCCGGCGAAAGTCGTCAGCGCAGTCCCGACACCCGGCCGCGGGACGACGAGTTCAGGATTCCCCTGATCGAAGACCAAATTGGCCAGCAACGAGCATGCGCCGGGAAACGCGTCGGTCGCGTCCAGCGCGTCGCATAGACCTTTCGGGGTGAACCGGACCGGGTATCCGTTTCGAATGCCCATGGTTCAGTCCGTGATCTTCGTCGGCTTCAGCGTGCGGTTCGAGTGGAAGCGCCGCGGATCCAGCCGCACCGATTTGACGACCTGTTGCTCGTCGCCTTCCATGATCAGGTGCGTGCGCAGCATCGCCTCGCACTGCGCGCGCCATAGTTCCTGACGCGTATCGTCCGTCTCGCCCATCAGCTCGACGGCGGTGGCCTTGATCAGGTATTGCTGGTCCGGAAACCACGGGATCACCGATGACGTTTCGGGGGTGGTGATATCCGGCTGCTTCACCATGTAGCGGTGCGTCAGCGTGATCTGCCCCGACGACTGCGGGTAGATGAAGAGCTGGCCCGCCGACTGGTTCGCCTGGGCAGTCGTCTCGTCGTACAGGATCGTCATGAACTCATACGGGTAGTTCGCGATCGACGGATCCTTGAATTCCTGGTCCCACTCTTCCGTAGAAATAGGGTGCAGGAAGTACGGCAAGTTGTTCTGCTGGAAAAACAGGTCGTACGGCCGCAGGTAATTCAGCGGCAGCGTGAACGGACCGTAGTTGTTGGCCTGCACCGTAACGAATTCGGTGGCCCGATTGATCTTCAGCTCACGATGCAACCACAGGTCCTCCAGGACCATGTTCAGATAGATGCCGCCCTGCTGGATGAAGCCGGGGCATTTTGCGACGGCGCAAGCGCGCGCGACGATCTGCTGGGCCTGGAGGTAGGCCATTTCACGCTCCTGCGCGCGCGTCCGCGATCTTCTGACGCGCCTTCGCGAGCTCGGTTTCGATGCCCTTCAGCTGCTGCGGCGCGTTCTTCAGGTTCGCCTGCTCTTGGCTCGACAGCGCCTTGGAACCGGCCTTGCCTGCGGTCTTCGCGTTGTGGCGCTCGAGCAGGTCCGCGTACGCGCGCGCGACGTCGTCACGCGCCTTTTCCCACTGCTCGATGTGGGCTTCGAGGACCGGGATCTCGAGCATGCGCTGTTGACGCTGGAGCGCTTCGCGCACCATGTCCATTCGGCTGTCGAGGGAATCCTTCGATTCGCCCTCGACCAGGTAACCGCTGGCCGAGAGCTGCGCCTGATTCGGCGCCGGGAGGGTGATCGTGAAGTTGCCGATCACCGTTGCAGCCGTAACTTCCTGGGAGGCTTGCGACATGGTCTTCCTTTCGGGGTGGGAATTACGATCGTGCCCAGGCCGGCACGGGGCCGCCTCCGAGCACCTTGTTCTGAGCCTGCCGGTACGGGTTGAACGAGTGGCCGTTGATGTCGTTCTCGTGCACCCAGGTGCGCGCGACCATTTCCTTGATCGAGCGCAGGGTGTCCGTGTCGAACTTGTACGTGTGCCCGTGAAGATACGGCGTGCCGTTGATCTTCAGGTGCTCGCCGCCGCACGGCGCGAGGTCGATGCGATACCACCAGAGATCCGTCTTGCCGTCCTCGGCCTTGCCGGCGAAACGCTCGACGACGCCCGACGTCAGCAGCGCCGATTGCGCCTGCGCGGACAGGCGTGCCGATTCTTCCTCAGCAATATCCTTGGCCGCGCCGAGCGCAGCGTTTTCCGCCTCGAGCGCTTTGATGCGTTCGAGCAGTGCTTCGCGACTCTCGTCGACCGGTTCGGTACCGCCGATCAATTCGTCGGCGTCAGCCGACTCCGGAGCCGGTTTTCCCGGCTCCTGCGAGTTACGTGCGGCCATCAGTTACTCCTTACGCGGTGGTCACGGTACCGCCCTGGTAACCCGGTGCGAACGCGGAGCCGCATTCGACGCGAGCCAGGAAGGCCGTGTTGAGCAGAATCGAGCCGTAGAACACCTTCCACGACACGACCCGGGTTTGGTTCAGCGGATCCGACTTGTCGGCGCCGGTCAGGTAGTGGAACTCGGGGTTCTCGAGCAGCACCTGGCCGTAGCTGTGGTTGCCGATGAAGAGCACCGGGAACACCGACACGCCTGTGGCCGGCGCGGCCGGCGGCGTCTGCGTCACGCCGATGCCCGTCAGCGTCACCGTCTGGTTCGGCTGCAGCTGCGTCGCCTGACCGGCGAGCACGCCAGTAACAGGCACGCCGTTGCCGATCGCGGTGGCGAGGTTCGCCGGGTTCGCGGTCGTGCCGATGTACACGTTGAACACGTAGTTCGGGAACGACGGCAGCGTCACCGAAATCGAGCCGGTCGGGCCCGTCACGCTGATCGACGACGACACCTGGTAGATGGTCTGCTCAACCGACGTGAGCGCCGGCGCGGCGGTGACCTGAACATAGTACGTGCCGGTCGCCAGCTGACCGCCGGACGTCGATGCGGTGCCGTTGATCGCGGCAGCGCCCGTCCAGTACGGCATCATGTTCGTTTCGCAGAAGCGGATGCCGCCGAAGTCGCCCAGCTCGTTGTTGTACAGGCGGTTCACGTCGCTGTAGGCCCAGGCTTGCTGGACCGACGTGTTCTCGCGCATGTCCTGCGCCGAGAACGGGCTGATCAGCGCGACGTAGTGCTGCTTGACGCGCGGCGTCTGCGACGGATCGCGGTACGCGCCCGCCTCGATCATCATGTCTTCGCGCTCATCGCCGTTGAAGCGCGGCACGCCATAGGCGGCCATCGATGCGAACAGGCGGTTCGATTCGTGCGGCGACATCACGTTGGATGCCGTCAGGGCTGCGCGGTTGGCGGCACCGCCGGCGTAGTTCACCTGCGGCGCGGACAGCAGCGTGTTGAGCGTATTGCGCTCGAGCGTTTCCGGCATTTGCAGCGACACCAGTTCGCAAGCTTGCTGGAACAGCGGGTGCTTGATCGTGAGGTTGGCGACGTCGGTGATGATGACGCGGTCACCCCATTGCTGCGCGGTAGCGCTCACCTGTTGCAGCGTCATCGCTTCACCCGGGGGCGCGACGCCTTCTTGGAGCGGCGCATACGGCAGCGGCAGGCGCTGGTATCGCGACGCGGTGTACGTCGTGCCACGGTTCGTGTCGAGCTTCAGCGGCTTGCCGAACTGGTATGCGACCAGCTGGCGGCGTGCGAGCGGCTCGACCTCTTCCTGGATGTACGCTTCGACGTCAGCCGTGAAACTCGACGACTGGTTCGTCACCCCCGGAAACATGAAGCCCGTCAGGAGGGCCAGAATTTTCGTCAGCATGGTGTCCTCGTGCTGGTCAGATGTTCACGTCGGCCAGACGCGCGGCGCGCTTCTGGTGTTCGGTTTGCCCGCGGCCGGTCGGCACCGTCGAGCGCACGCCCGGCGTCTTGCCGCGCGGTACGTCGGCTGCGGCCGATTTCGCCTTTGCCTTCGGCTTCAACTTGCCGTCCGCGATGTCCCTGCCGAGCATGAAGTAGTAGACCGCCTCGCGCGAAGCATTGCGGCCGGCGCGGCGCTCTTCCTGCACTGCGGCCTCCACACGGTCGCGATAGCGCGCGCGGTGCGGATCGCTGGCGATCTTCGCCTCGAACAGCGTCTGATCGCGCAGATCCTGAGCTTGAAACAGCGCCGCTTGCGCGGCCTGTTGGCTCTGGCGCAATGTGCGGTTTGACTGGATCTGCCAGCGCTCCATCGGATCCAGATTCGGGTCGCGCAGGCGCGCTTCTTCGGCTTCGAAGTCCCGATCCGAGGCAGGTGCCGCCGGAGCGCGCGCAACGTCGACCAGGCGGCCGCGGCGCTCTACTTCCGCCTCGAGCGCGGCCAGACGATCCGCATCGGACGTCGAGCGACGCGTGGGTGCTGCGGGCTCGACGAAATCGAAGTCGAAATCGTCATCCGGAGCCTCACCAGCGCCAGCGTCGTCGCCGCCAGCATCACCAGCGCCAGTGTCATCGCCCCCAGCGTCATCGCCAGGATCCGACGGATCGTCGACACCGGGAAACAGAAAGCCGAGAAGTCGCTGCAGGAGCTTGTTCATGCCCGTCCTTATGCGTTGCCGGCGCCCACGGCCTGGAGGCTGGCCGTCGTCGCGCTGGTGATGGTGACCACGAAGTCACGGAAGACCGTTGTGGCGATGGTCATCGTGCCGGCCAGCGTCCACCCGGTGTTCGTTGTCATGGTCAGCGTCTGCGTGGTCGCGACGTTGATGACCCGCAGTTGCCAGGTCAACCCGACCGGGTTGGCTTGCACTACGGCGGGGAGCGCGGCAATCAGGTTGGCGACCGTCGGCAGCGTGAGCGCGCCGCCGGCGCCGAAAGTTCCGGTGAAGGCGAGAAAGCACTGCGCGGCGCCACTGATTTCGGTTGCCGAAAGTGTCTTCGATGCCGTCGCAGCGTCCGCGTTGTAGATCGCTTCCTGCAACGGGTTAATGCCGAGAATCGAAGCATTCAAACCGGTCTGGTCGGGCAACGCGCCGTTCATCGGCACGTTCGGGTTCTGACCGGGGCCGATAGCCGGGAAGATGAGGCCGACGAGACGGGCCAGAATGGTTTTGCGCACGATGATCTCCTGATCAGGGTTGTGCGATTTGTATAGCGGTTTCCCAACTTCTCAAACACCGCGAAGGAAATAGGCCGTGATCAGCACGCTCGACCAATCAAGCGCGGCGTTTTGTTGTATCTGGTCAGCCAATGAAACGACTGGTTCGAAACCGTACTCGAATCCGCCAGGAGCGAAACGCAATAGAACGTCACCTGCATTCAGACCCGGTACCGATATAGAGCCCGTTGAGCTTCC